ATACTAAGACGACCCTTTACTCAAAGGACTGATGGTAAAGCCACTCCAAGAGCAAGATTTTTCACGAGGACAATCCAAATACCAGCAAGAATAAGAAATATTCTGAATCTATTAAGAAATCCACGAAGGTCTGTATCAAGCAGAACACAAGATGTACTTCTTTCTTCAGGGATAGAAAAGTATATTAGATCTAGAAATATTTCTTTCTTTGGTACTGGGTTTAGACCTCTTGCAAGACACTATCAGTTCTTTGATAGTCATAGTAATGTAGATTTTATTCCAAAACTTGTCGAAATTGCAAATAGCACAACTTTAGAAAATTATGGAACTAGTTCCGGTTCTTTCAGAACTGGAGAAACTATTCAAGTATATTCTGGTGGAAAGAAAATTGGAACCTTTAGATTAGCATCTTCCAATCATAAAACTGGAAAATTTAATGCACCTACATTTACATACACCACAAATCCATATGTAACATCGGAAAACATATCATCAGGATATAGTCAATCATCAAAAACTTTAAATATTGACTTGAATTCTCTTTCTGCAGAAGCTCAAGGAAATTTTAATGGATATTTGAAAAAGGGTGCAAAAATAGTTGGGCAAACCAGTGGCGCAGTTGCATATGTGAAAGACTTGAGACTTATTGCTGATGCAAATGGTGCTTTATTTGGATCTACTTTTATTAGAAATCCACATACAAATCCAGCACCAAATCCAAGAATTACTACAGGAAGAAAAACTTATAGGTTAACTAGTAGCTCCACAAATCAAGAACAACTTCCAGGAAGTAAATTAATATCTTTTGGGGAAACTTCCTATACTGCTACTGGTACATTCAGAAGAGTTCAAAAACAAACTACAGTAACTACTACAGTTACAAGATTTAGATTAAATATAAGAAGGGATCCATTAGCACAATCATTTACGGTTGGTAGAGATATTAGTGCTCCAGATCTTAGTGGTAATGGACCAAGTGACGATGATAATGGAGTTTTCTTGACTGCGGTTGATTTATTCTTCTCATCAAAACCAGGTGGCAATGAACCTCTGACTGTTGAGATAAGAACAATGCAGTTGGGTATACCAACTCTAGATGTCATCGGAGAATCGAAGACATTAACTCCAAGTGAAATTTCTATATCTGCTGATGGTGAAACCGCCACTAGAGTAACATTTGATAGTCCAATCTATCTTCCACCAGGTGATGAATATGCATTAGTACTTCTTGCCCCAACTTCAGACCAATATGAAGTCTGGACAGCAAAGATGGGTGAAAAAACTATTTCTACTCGTAATCTTCCCGCATCTGAATCCATCAAATATAGTAAGCAATTTGCAATGGGAAGTCTATTTAAATCTCAAAATGGTTCTATTTGGACTCCATCACAAGAGTCGGATCTTAAATTTAAATTATATAAGGCAAAATTCGCAGCAAATACTGGAATTGTTCATTTTGGTAATCCACCTCTTGACGAAAGTAATGGATATGTACCAACACTCCAAGAAAATGCGATTACTTCATTACCTAAAAATATAACTTTAGGAATTACTACGGTTACAGATGCTGGTCTAATTAATATTTTATCCGAAGGTAGAAGAATTCCCGGTGCTGCACCAAATAGTTCTGGAGTTATATCCTTCGTCGGAAGTGAAGTGACAGGAATAACAACTACAGATGCTGGGTTAAATTATACAACCAGAACTAATGTTGAAACCTTCAATGTTTTTGGATCTGGATCTGGTTTAACCTTTGATATTGATACAGTAGGTGCAAGTGGTGAAATTACAGGACTCTCTATTGCAAGTGCAGGAAATGGATACCGAGAAGGTGATATTGTCACAATCGTAAATGCTGCTAATGAAACTGGAAGAGATGCAATTATTACAATTAATGCAATTAATGGTATCGATACATTATATCTTACCAATGTTCAAGGTGAAGTTGGTGGTGGAAAGGCATTCCAAGTTGGTGCAGCTTTAAGTTACTATGATACTGATTCTACCACAGTCTCTTTAGCATCAACTACATTGACTGATAGAACATCTGAAGATGGTGGTATCTTCTCGGGCAATTATCTGAAAGTTGATCATTTCAATCATAATATGTATGCAAATAACAATAAATTGATATTAGATAATATTATATCCGATACTGCACCAACATCTCTTACGGCAAATTTATTATCTAGTGAATCAGCTACTATTGAAGTTAGTGATTCATCAATTTATGAGAATTTTGAAGGTCAACCTGTTGGAGCATCAAATCCTGGATATGTAAAAATTGGTGATGAAGTTATTGAATATCAATCTGTTACTACGGGCCAATTGGGAACTCTAAGTAGAGGTATTCAAGGCATTGCTCAAGATCATGATATAAACTCTGAGGTATTTAAGTATGAATTTTCTGGAATTTCATTGAGAAGAATTAATGGAGTTGTATATGATATTTCTGATGTCGATATCAGAGATAATTCTTATTATATTGAAGTTGATAGGGGAGCAACATCCACTATTGAAGGCCAAAATATAGGGGTTAATAGATCATCCGATGGAACTTATTCTCAATTATCATTTGCAACAGAATTGAATGGTGGTGGAAATGAAATTAATGCGACCGAAAATATTATGTTCAATAGAATTAACCCAAGATATGATCTTTTGATTCCAGGATCTCAAACATCTGTAACATCAAATATCAGAACTACAACAGGAACTAGTATTGATGGAACTGAAACTTCTTTTGTTTTTGGAAATGTTCTTGAAGAAGTAACTCCAAACGAAGAAAATGAATTAAGTTCTGTTCGTATGGTTTGTTCGAGAGTAAATGAACTCAATCAATCTGCATTTGATGCATCTGTAGGAAGAAGATCATTTAAATCAACTCTCACATTAAATACTACCGATGAAAATCTTTCTCCGGTTGTTTTTATTGATACATCTACAGTGGAATTTATATCCGATAATATCAATAGACCTGTAACGGATTTTGTAAATGATTCTGGTGCAAATTCAATATTTAATGATCCACATTCTGCAGTATATGTTTCGAATATTATAACACTTGCTCAACCAGCATCTTCCCTGAAAGTTATATTGAGTGCATATAGACCAGATTCTGCAGATATTAGAGTTCTTTATCAGTTAGTCAGAGATGATTCTACTGATGTTGAACAGGGATTTGAATTGTTCCCAGGATATGATAATTTAGAAACAACTTCTGATGGTATTAGAGTTATAGATTCTTCATTAAATAATGGAAGACCTGATGTTAGAGTTCCTGCAAGTCAAAAGAATCAGTTCTTGGAATATGAGTTTACTAATGATGATCTGCCAGAATTTACTGGATATAGAATTAAAATTGTGATGGCATCGTCGGATCAGGCAAATTATCCAGTTATAAATGATCTTAGAACTATTGCATTGAGATGAAGAAACTAGTAAAAGTAAAAGATCATCCTCATCTTTATCGAGATGAGGATACTGGTGCCATTATCAATTATGATACTGTTGGATATAATCAAAGGATTAAAAAAATTGAATCTCAAAAATCCCAAAAAGAGGAATTAGATAGTTTGAAAAAAGATATCGAAGAAATTAAATCTTTACTCAAGGATTTTTTGAATATATAAGACCTACTTTATTTGATAATATAAATATTTAAACAAACACATGCCTATTTGAATAATGGCAATATATGTATCAAACATAGTAATTGAGCAGGGATTTGATTTTGATACTACGTTTGTAATGGAAAATACCGTTACAACGACTTTTTTAGATTTAACAGATTACACCATAGATTCCCAATTGAGAAAAACATATTCATCTTCAGACTCAGTTTCTTTTGCAACTACTGTAACATTTCCTAAAAAAGGACAATTCGAAATATCTTTAGGATCTTCCGAGACTGCCTCTATAAAAGAAGGCAGATATGTTTATGATGTTAAAGCAACTACTGAGACTGGAAGAATTTTAAAATTGGTGGAAGGCACAGCACTAGTAAGACCAGGAGTAACTAGATAATGCCAAGTATAGTAGATAGACTGGGATCACAAAACGTAGTTAGAGTTCTATCGAGCTCTGGAGGATCTTCTGGAGGAGGATCTGGAAGTAATTTATTATATCTCGATGATGTAAATAATGATTTACAAAATCAAGATGGTATGATCCTTGTTTGGGATCTACCGACACAACAATTTATAATGACAAGTGTTGTTGACTCATCAACATCAGCATTTGAAGGCATTGTATTTTTTACAAACGAAACTGATAATACACTTGGAGATTTTGATACTGGAGCATTTCAAGTTGATGGTGGTGTTGGCATTGCAAAAAACCTAACCGTAGGTTTAGGTTTATCAGTAACAGGATTTGCTACTTTTGAATCTGATGTTTTCCTCAATAATAATGTAATAATAGGTGCTGGTCTTAGTGTAGGAGAAATATTAAAGGTTTTAAATACCACTGATAATGTTCTTGGTGATCCTGATACAGGAGCACTTCAAGTTGATGGTGGAGTTGGTATCAATAAAAATGTAACTGTAGGTGCTGGGTTATCAGTTACTAATTACTTATATTATCCAGATGACAAGTTTGATGGACCAAATGGAATTGCATATTTTGATAATTTAGGTAGATTGATTGGTGCTGCGAGTACAGAAAATGCCACACAAACATCATTTTTCGTTTTAACAACAGATGCTGTTGGAATTCCAACTTGGACTTCTGTAATTGATGGGGGAGTATACTGATGGCAAAACCAAGTACAAGACAAGGATTAATAGATTACTGCTTGAGGCAATTGGGTGCCCCTGTATTAGAAATCAATGTTGCCGATGAACAGATTGATGATTTAGTTGATGATGCCCTACAATATTTCAATGAAAGGCACTATGATGGTGTCGAAAGAATGTATTTGAAATATAAAGTTAGTCAAGAAGATTTAGATAGAGGGGAGGCAGGTGGAACTGATGGTGTTGGAATAGTAACTACTACAGGAACTTCAAACATTGTAGGAACTGCAACAACATTTAGTTTTTATGAAACATCCAATTACATTCAGGTTCCAGATTCTGTTATAGGAATTGAAAAAATATTTAAATTTGACACAAGTTCCATTTCTGGTGGAATGTTTAGTATTAAGTATCAATTATTTTTAAATGATCTATATTACTTCAATTCTGTAGAACTTTTACAGTATGCGATGACTAAATCATATCTAGAAGATATTGATTTTCTCTTAACAACAGATAAACAGATAAGGTTTAATAAGAGGCAAGGTAGATTATATCTTGATATTGATTGGAAATCTCAATCAAAAGATACTTTTTTTGTGATTGATTGTTATAGAGCTCTTGACCCAGAAGATTTTAATAAGATTTATAATGATAGTTTTATGAAAAAATATCTAACATCTCTCATCAAAAGGCAATGGGGACAAAATCTTATCAAATTTAATGGGGTCAAACTTCCTGGTGGAATTGAATTAAACGGAAGACAAATTTATGAAGATGCACAGAGAGAACTTGATGATATTAAGCAGAGAATGACTATGGAATATGAATTACCACCTCTCGACTTTATAGGATAATTATGGCACTGAATCCTTTCTTTTTGCAAGGTTCTTCAAACGAACAATATCTTGTCCAAGATTTAATTAATGAGCAATTAAAGATTTATGGAATTGATGTATATTATATTCCAAGAAAATATATAAAAACTGATGATGTTTTGAATGAAGTTGAATCTTCTAGATTTGATGATAATTTTATTATTGAAGCATATTTGGATAATTATGAAGGGTATGCACCCGGAAGTGATTTGATGACTAAATTTGGATTGAGACTTAAAAATGAAATTAATCTTGTCATTTCCAGAGAAAGATTTGAGAATTTTATTGTCCCTTTATTAGAAGGGATAAGAAAAGGTATTGAGAATACTTCCAGACCAGATCATACATTAGAATTAACCACAAGACCAAAAGAGGGAGATTTAATTTATTTTCCATTAGGACAAAGACTATTTGAAATAAAAAGAGTCGAACATGAAAAACCTTTTTATCAACTAGGAAAAAATTATGTCTATGAACTTCAATGTGAACTTTATGAATATGAAAATGAAGATATTGATACTTCAATAGAAGAAATTGATAAGACTGTAGAGGATGAAGGTTACATCACAAGTCTTAGATTGGTTGGTCTTGGTATAACGGCAACAGCAACATCAACAATTGATGATGGAGTGATACAAAAAATAGTTCTCACAAATGATGGTGCATTCTATTCTTCCACACCAACAGTAACTATTGAAGAATCTCCCACCGGAAATGAGGTAGATAATGCCTCTGCAATTGCATTTACACGATCTGTTGGTGGTGTTCGTTCAGTCTCTGATATAAGGATCATATATGGTGGTCGTGGTTATGATGCATCAAATCCACCATTAGTAACAATTACAGGTGGAAATGGAACAGGTGCCGCAGCAACTGCCATTATTTCTGACGGTGGTGTGAATCAAATAGAATCTATTTTTCCAATTGAAGTTGGAACTTATTATTTCCAAGAACCAGATATTACTATTTCTGGACCATCTGTAGGACAAACTGCCACTGCAAAAGCACTATTTGATGGTGGAAGAGGAGTTATAACAGATATACATATAACAAATTCTGGTTTTGGATATACAGAAGCACCAACTGTACAAATTTCAAATAATGCAGATGTTGGTATTGGAGGAACATATAAATTTAATGAAACTATTACGGGATCTATTTCTGGGGTTACAGCAAAAATAAATAAGATTAATGTTAGAGAAGACATTGATATTAATAACCCACCAATAGATCTCATAATATCTGGAAACAGTGGACAATTCTCTCCAGGAGAACTTATTGTTGGTTCAGGATCTTCTGCCACCTATATACTTAAGTCATATAATAATGACAATTATGAAAATGAATATGAAGAAAACTATGACGATAATCAAGAAATTGAATTTGAAGCAGATCAAATATTAGATTTTACTGAGACCAATCCCTTTGGAGAATATTGATGTTAGGAACATATTTTTATCACGAAATTATACGTAAAACTATTATTGGGTTTGGAACTCTATTCAATAATATTTTTATTAGGCATTTGGATAAAAGTGGGAATGTTATTGACGAAACTAAAGTAGCACTATCGTATGGACCTTCCCAAAAGTTTTTAGCAAAAATTCAGCAACAGGCAGAGTTATCAAAATCAGTTGCCATCACTCTTCCGAGAATGTCTTTTGAGATGGTTGCTTTACAATATGATCCAAGTAGAAAAACAAGTGTTACGCAAACCTTTAAGGCGTGTGATGATGAGGGAAATATAAAAAAAGTTTATATGCCGGTTCCTTACAACATTACATTTGAACTGAGTATATATTCAAAACTAAATGATGATGCTCTACAAATTGTTGAGCAGATACTTCCATTTTTCCAACCATCATTTAACTTAACTATCGATTTACTTGATTCAATTGGAGAGAAGAAAGACATTCCAATTGTAATGGATAGCATTGATATGCAGGATGATTATGAAGGGGATTTTAATACAAGGAGAGCACTTATCTATACTCTGAGATTTACTGCAAAGACCTATGTATTTGGTCCTATTGCAGATTCCACGGATGGTCTTATTCGTAAGGTTCAGACTGATTTGTATTCTGATACAAATACTCAAACTGCTAAACGTGAGATGAGATATACAGTCGTTCCAGATCCAATTGATGCTGAACCTGGAGATGACTTCGGATTTACAGAATTCTGGGAGGACTTTACTGATTCTGGTGAATATAGTCCAACACAACAAATTGATATTCC